CTAATGAATTATTTGAATTTAATCACACACTTAAAACAGTTTTAGAGAATGCATTAAAGGAAAATTTAAGTTTTGAAACTATAGTATCAGATGTACAATATAATAACGAAAATAATATGACTTATGGGTCTATTTCTTTTTATTTAGAGGATAGAACACCGTATAATATTGATTTTACTGTGATTACAAATGAAAAATAAAATTTGTAACAAGTGTAATATTGAAAAACCAATCACTGAATTTCATGTTAATAATTTAGGTAAAGATGGTTATCATTGTCAATGTAAAGAATGTAAAAATAACTATAAAAAAGAATATAATAAAATAAATCAACCTAAAAGACAAGAATATAGGTTAAAAAATAAACATGTTGGTTTATGGAGAAGTGTTCTTAAGATGTCTTTATGGCGGTTAAATACTAAAAAAGAAGGTCACACAATTGACCTACTTGGATATTCTGCTTTAGAGTTTAAAGAATACATTGAATCATTATTTACTGAGGGTATGACGTGGGATAACCATGGTGAATGGCACGTTGACCATATAAAACCAGTTAGTAGTTTTGAAACGACTGAACACCCTAGTATAGTAAACGCATTATCTAACCTTAGACCAATGTGGAGTACAACTAGGGTTGTTAACGGTGTTTATTATGAAGGTAATTTGAATCGGAATAAATTTAGAAGGAAAAAATTATAAATCACCATCTAACATTTTTTGGATTAAAAAATCTGTTTCATTTTCTTTGTTTAAATTTTCAACACCTAATATTATATTAATAACTTCTTGTTTTTGTTTTAAAGTTTCCCACATTCTTATTGATATAGTGTCATCAAATAATTGATAGTAAACATTTACGTCATTTTTTTGTCCAATTCTATAAGCTCTGTCTTCAGCTTGTTCATTGTTTCCAGTAACCCAATCAAATGAGTTAAAAATAACAACCGTACCCTCAGTAAGTGTAATCCCGACACCAGCTGATTTAATATTACCAACAAAAACCTTAACCTTATCATTGTTTTGAAATGCGTCAACAGATTTTTGTTTCATCGAATTAGTCATAGGTCCGTTATGTCTAACAGCCGCTTTACCAAAATGGTCAGCAATTGTGTTTAATTCATCTGTGAAACTTGTAAATACAATAACCTTACGACCCATTTCGATTGCATTTTCAACCATTTCAATTGTGTAGGGTATTGCTTGTTGTGCAATAAATTGTCTAAGAAGAATTAATTCTACTAAATCCTTCTGTTCTTCTCTGACTTTTTTACCAGCAGCTTTTTTAGCCAATATGTATTCTTCCCATAAATATTCATATTGTTTTTTTTGTTTACTATCCAACAAATGATACATTGGTGAAACAACTTTATCTGGCATATCCAAAACTTCTGTTTTAAGTCTTCTAAGAATAATATTTTTAGTCTTAGAAGCTAATTCTTCTAAATTGCTAGCACCATCAGTAAGCCATATTTGTTTTTTTTGACCATTTTTAAGCGTTCTAAAGAACTTTCTACCTTCACAGTATCTAGTTGCATAGTGTTGCCAATTATTAGCTATAGGAGATTTTATAATCTTTAATAAATTAAAGAAATCCATAGGTCTGTTAGCAACTGGTGTACCAGTTAATAACCAAACTTTTTCTATGTTATGTTTAGTTGATAGTTCGACCATAATTTTACCTCTAATACTATCATTATTTTTAAGATAGTGAGCTTCATCTATTATACATAAATCATAACCAGCTTCAGCTAATTGTCTATGTATTGTAGGGTGTTCGTTTTCTTTACCTTTTTTTACTAGTGTGTGAAAATTTTTAAGGATATCAAAGTTTATTATCGTGAATTTAGAATCTGAAAATTTCTTTCCATCAATAATTGTTGTTTCATTAGAAAAAACGTTTATTTCTCGTTCCCAGTTAATCTTTGTTGATGATGGGCATACGATAAGTATTTTTTTCGCACCACTTTCTATCGCTGCAATAATTGATTGAATAGATTTACCTAGACCCATATCATCAGCAAGTATACACCCGTTTCTAGATAATAAAAATTTTATACCTTCTTCTTGGTGTTGATATAATTTTTTACCAAATTTACTTAACACATCGTTGTATTTAGTAAAATCAACATCGACATTTATGGATTCAAAATATGGGTCATCTGTTACTTGTGTTTTTGGTAACCAAAGTAATTTAGATTCACTTTTTTTAGTTAGTTTTCCATAAACGTGGTAAGCTTTTTCTGTTTCAGCTAACATAAATTCAATAAGAATTCTTTTAGGTGTAAAATCTAATTCCATTTTTGTTTTTAATTCTTCACCTAAATATTCGGTAATATTAACCACACGATTCATGAATTGTGGGTCTCTATCTACATTATCTATAATATATCTTGATTGCGTGTCAGTTAACAGCAATTTTTTTGTCTTTAAATATTCAGCCTTAAGTGTTAGTATGTATGGGTTATACCCATCATATGTTTCTAACATATCTAATGCTGAACGTCCTTTTATATCGTCTAATTTAATCAATCTACATATTCTTTTTTTTACGTTATAACATTTAAATATAATAAAAAAATAAATAAAAATCAAGGGTTTTAAGTTATTATTTAAAATATAAATATTTATAATAAAAATACATATATGAACAATCAAAATAACAATATCACACCCATAACTAGAATCAATAAATTTTTCTCTGAAGAAGATTTTAATTTAGAAATTTCAATGGGTCGCGAAGCGATTGAAGGTGATGGAAATTTTACAGTTATCCTTTATAGAGTTGACCGCGATATGACAGAATTCGATAATGTTTATGGTGAGGCATCGGCTGATGGTATAAGATATTTCCCACCAGTTGAGTTAAAGGTAATTCCTATAATGGCTGAAGCTGAAAATAAAGCGTATAATGGAAACGGTAGTCTTAGATACTTACAAGATGGGCAATTGACTTTTGGTATTTATGATGCTCAACTAACTGATTTAAAAACACAGATAAGTTATGGTGATTATATTGGATACCCAGTTACTGAAACTGAAATAAGATATTTTAGTGTTGTTAATGATGGTGTGAAAAACTATGACAATAAACATACAATTATGGGTTATAAGGGTGCCTTTAGAACTATATTGTGTGCAAGCGTTGAATATAACGAATTTAAAGGAGTTTAATAATTATGATGCCAAAAGGATACATAACAAATATAGATATTACCAATGGTAAGATTGGTCCAGAGAGACGTCAAGAAATTCTTGATGGTATTGCTGACCAAGGTACTTTTTTACCTAGGGGTGTAAACGCTGAAGATATGGATTCTTCAGTTGTTGATTTTTTTAATTCTGAAGATGGTTTATCTATCAGTATTGATGGTGAGAAAGTACCTGTTATATTTTTAACGATACAAAGATGGAATGAATTTACTAAAACATGGAGTTTCACCGATAAGTATAAAAATATAAACATGCCATTTATAACAATACTTAGAAAACCAGATATACAACAAGGTCAAAATCAAGCTGGTTTATGGAACATCCCAGGTCGTCGTACTTACACTTATATGAAAGTACCAACATGGGATGGTGCTAGAAGTGGTGTTGATTTATACAAAGTACCACAACCAGTCTCAGTTGATTTAACTTATGAGATTAGAATCTTTACAACTAAAATGAAAGACTTAAATTTATTTAATACAGCTATTCAATTAGCCTTTCAATCTAGACAATGTTATATAAACGTAAAAGGACATCCGATGCCATTGCATTTAGAGTCTATAGGTGATGAGAGTAATATTGATGACTTTGAAAATAAAAGATTTTATGTTCAAACTTTTGAAGTGACTTTATTGGGTTATTTGTTAGATGAATCTCAATATGAGGTAATTCCAACTATAAATAGAACTGTAATTGCAACAGAAATAGAAATTAAGAATGATATTGTTAACGATGTTTTATTTAGTAGTAATGTAAATAATAACACTATAGAATTTAGTTTTATTTTTAAATCTAAAATAAATAAACAATATAATTTTATTTTAGAAAATAACGTTAATATTACACAATTATTAGATGTTAATAAAATTAATAGGGTGACAATATTTTCAAATGGTGTTAGTATATTTGATGGTACTATATTGTCAACACCTTTAATATTAAGCGCTGGTGATTTAATAACAATAAAAGTAAATAAAAACAATTTATCAATTGGTAGTTTTAAACTACTTGGTTCAATTTAATTAAATTATATGTCTCAAAATATTAGGTCTTTTCAAATAGGTACCATTTTTTATCAAAGTGGTAATGGTATGCCAATACACATAGCAACAAGAGGGTGTGTGTATATCGATGTTGATACTGGTACAATGTATATAAATAAAGATGGATTAGTTAATTGGGTTAATTTTTTAGATTATTATACATATTTGAGCTTAACCACCGATGTTATTACAACTTCAGCAGCAACTTTAGATATAAATATAAATTATTATGGTGTAAATTATAATGGAAACGTTGATTTAATTTTACCAAATCTAAATGGAAAAAATGGTTACAATATTAACATTAAAGACGAAGGTGGGTACGCTGGAAACCACAGAATAAGATTAATACCTAGTTATGGGTTAATAGATAATAACCAATATATTGATATGAGCATTGATTATATGTCACTTCATATAATAGCTAGAGATAACAATTGGTGGGTAATTTAAAAAAAAATATTATGTCATACATTTACAACAACGCAATAAAATATTCAGATAGCCCAAATATGGACGCCTTTGGTAGACTAAGAACATCGGCTGTTCACAATTTACTTGATATTAAACACGTCTACGATAAAAACACACTTTTAGTAAATGAGGTAACGGCTGGTACTGCAACTTCTGTTTTTAGTCAGGAATATGCTAGAGTTAGAATGTCAACTTCATCAAATAATGACTTGGTCATTAGACAAACAAAAACACACCCTATATATCAACCAGGGAAAAGTCAATTATTTGAAGCTAGTTTTTCTAATTTTCAACTTGAATCAAATGTAATTAAAAGAGTTGGTGGGTTTACATCAACTACAGCATCAACATACAACTCGGTGTTTGATGGGTTTTTCTTGGAAAGTAATGGTCTTACAAATACTATTAGTTTTCAGTTATGGAGGTCAGGAACAACAATATATAGTGCGGTAACAACATCGTGGAATTCTACTGAGTTCGACCCAAATAATTTAAATTGGTCGAACACTAATTTAATGTTTGTTGATTACCAATGGTTAGGTGTTGGTAGAATGAGGTTTGGATTGAATTTATTAGGACAAACAATTTATTTTACTGAACATAATTGTGCGAACAATGAGTCATATGTTTATATGTCATCACCCAATCAGCCAATTAGATATGAAATAAGACAAGTTGGGGCAGGGTCGGGAAATTTTGATATGATATGTTCTCAAGTATCAACTGAAGGAGCGTTAAATGCGTTGTTTTCATATGTCGGAATAACTCATTCCAACCAAATAACTTTAAACACCCCAGCAACTCCAAATGGTACAAAATACCCATATATCGGTTTTAGGTTAAAACAAGGATACAAAGGTGTTAACGCCCAACTAGTAAATTCAGTAATTGTGGGTGTAACAAATGACTTATTTGTTATTACATTAGAATTCAACCCTACTCTTTCATCAACACCTGTTTGGTCAGGTGTTACCGATTCACCTATTGAATATTCATTACAAGATGGGACCTTAACCGTATCCAATTCTGGTTTCATTCTTAAATCGGTGGTTGCGGATATTAGCACCACAACTTCTATCAATATTGATTCCCCTGACAATCAAACCAAAATTGGTTCAAATATAAATGGAACAATGGATGAAATGTGGGTTTGTATCACCCCATTAACAACCGACCCCAAATTAAGAGGGTCAGTTAATTTACAATATTATTTATAAAATAACAAAAACTAAAAACAAAAAATTATGATTGAATGTCCTATTTGTCCTGTTATGTGGGAAAGAACTAAGAATTATTTTCTTGATATGAAGAAAATATTTGGTCCATTGTTTATTAAGAATAGATATCACCTACACTTGGGGTTATCTTTTTTACTTACAATCCCGACCATATTATTCATGATGAATTACATGCACTTGGCCGATACTGGTTTGTTTTTCCAAACATTTATTGGCGCATTTGGTGCTGGTATCGTTAACTTTGTTAGAGAATGGTACTACGCGAAGTTTTACAAAGCGCCTTTTGATGGTACTGATATCAACATGGGTAGCTATGGTGGTTTATTAGGAGTGCTAGTAGCAGTTTTGATTTACTCACTATTTTAATTATTCACCATACAAGTCTTTTTTAGGAGTACACTTTTCCCTAATTAATTTTTCAACAAAACTAAACATCTTTAACCCGTTTTCTTCACAGTATTTTTTAAGAAGCTCATGGGTTAAAGGTGTTATCTTTATATTTTTATCTCTTTTCATAGCACTTTTAAAGATAAGTATCACAAAAGTATGAAAAAAATCATACTAAAAACAATTATTATTTTTTTACACACCTACTTTTGAAAAATCAGTGATATTTATTATAAACAAAACATTATTATAAATAATATCACTTAAAAAGTAAAAAAATATGGCAACAAAAGTGTTCGTAAGTCCAGGGGTTTATACCTCAGAAAAAGACTTATCATTTATTACACGTCAAATTGGTGTGACAACTCTTGGGTTAGTTGGTGAGACTACTATTGGTCCTGCTTTTCAACCTATCTTTGTTGGCAACTATGGCGAATTCCAATCTTTCTTTGGTGGACAAAACGCTACTAGAGTAAAAGATAACGGTGCACCAAGATATGAATTACCTTATATCGCTAAATCGTATTTATCTCAATCAAACCAATTATTCGTAACTAGAGTATTAGGGTTTTCTGGATATGATGCTGGTAAAGCATGGGGTATAACATTACAAGGTGCATTAAACCCTGATACTGTTGGGGTAACTTCATCAGGAACCACATACACACCTATAATTTCATATACAGCAATAAGCGCTACTGATGAAGTTGTTAGTGTTGTTTCAAACGTACCTTTAATTCAACAATTATATGATGACGGTACTTTAGTAAATCCATTGAATATATTGGGTACTTTCGACGCAACAGGTGATACTGCATCTATAGATGTAGAATACAAAAAAACAGGTGCTACTTATAGTGGTGTATCATTTAGTTTATATGTTAATTCAATCGGTACTACTGGTTTATACACAACTGGTACAACAACAGGTGCTACAGTTACTTATTCTGGTTCAGCATATTCTGATGTTGAAAACAAGTTGGTAACTTTATTACGTTCTAGAGGTACAATAGATTCAGCTACACAGTTACCTAACTTTGAAGTTAGTGCGGCTACAGGTAATTTAGGATTTAACCCTACTTATACCGCTGCAAATAGTGACGCGTTAGGTGATTTCGCGTTGACTGGTACTTCTAATACTCAAGGTGCTTTTAGTTATGTATTATCGTTTGATAAAACAAAACAAAACTACATTACTAGAGTATTGGGTAGAGAAGCTCAAGATGGAACAACAGCAATTTTTGTTGAAGAGTTCTATAACAATATGTTTACTGATTTAAACGCTGCTGAAAAAATAGCTGGTGTTAATTTAAGTCTTGTGAATTATAGTGGAGAGTTTTCTGATTATCAAAAAGAATACCAACCAGCAGTTACACCTTATGTAGTTTCTGAATTACGTGGTACTAACTTATTTAGATTATTTAGATTCTGGACAATATCAGACGGTAACGCTGCTAACGAACAATTTAAAATATCTATTAGAAATATTAATTTAGATTCTGGTGAATTTGATGTTGTTGTTAGAGGATTCTACGATACTGATGCTCAACCAACTGTATTGGAAACATTCAGTCGTTGTACTATGAGCCCAACATCTAATAATTACGTTGCTAGAAGAATAGGTACACTTGATGGTGAATACCCATCTAAATCATCTTATGTTCTTATTGAGATGGATACTGATTCAGATACTAGTGATATGGTTCCAGCTGGTTTCGTAGGTTTCCCAATTAGAGATTACCAAGAAAATAGTAATACAACAGTTGTTAACCCTGCTATTGAGTATAAAAAAGCTTATGGTACATTTGAAAATAAACGTAAATATTATTTAGGTTTATCTGAAACTGTTGGTATTGATTCAGATTTCTTTGATTATAAAGGGGTTCCTGTAGGGCAAACTTATAATATGTGGACTGGTCTTACAAAAGGTTTCCATATGGATGTTAACGCTACTGGTGCTACAATCGACAATGTATTTGTTGTGATTAACAATAGTGGTGATACCTATAATCCAATATTCTTATTTGATACTGGTGACGCTGCGTTTAACAGTACTGCTGTAGCAGATGCTAATAACCCATATAATAAAATATATGCGCGTAAATTTACATTTGCACCTTATGGTGGTTTTGATGGATGGGATATATACAGAACTAGAAGAAGTAACTTAGACTCATTCTTAATCAACGATACTAATGGTGTTAAAGGTTTAACTAGTGGTGCTTTTACTAATATAACACTTACAAACGGTGATAAAGGTATTAATTCAGATTACTACGCATATTTAGAGGCTATTTGGACATTTAAAAACCCAGAAGCTGTTAATATTAATGTGTTTGCAACTCCAGGAATTGATACGTTTGATAACAGTAACTTAATTGAGGCTGCTATTGAAATGGTTGAAACTGATAGAGCTGACTCATTATACATTTTAACAACACCAGATACAAATGCTGGTGGTGAGGTTATGTCAGCTGAAGAAATTTCAGATTTCTATTCTGATGGTTCTTTCGATAGTAACTACTCATGTACTTATTGGCCATGGATTCAAGTAAACGATACTGAAAATAATGTTTACATTTGGATGCCGCCAACAAGAGATGTGGTTAGAAACATCGCGTTAACTGACAACATTGCATTCCCATGGTTTGCTGTTGCTGGTATTCAAAGAGGTGATGTTGACTGTATTCAAGCTCGTAAAAAACTTACTCTTTCTGAAAGAGATGCGTTATACGAAAATAGAGTTAACCCAATTGCAACTTTCACATCAGATGGTGTTAAAATCTGGGGTAATAAAACTCTTCAAGTTAAAGAATCTGCTCTTGACAGAATCAACGTTAGAAGACTATTGTTACAAGCTAGAAAACTTATCTCTGCTGTTTCTATCAGATTGTTATTTGAACAAAACGATAGTGTTGTAAGAAATCAATTCTTATCATTGGTTAACCCAATCTTAGATAACATTAGAGCTGAAAGAGGTCTTACAGACTTTAGAGTGGTTCTTTCAAATGACCCAGAAGATATCGATAGAAATCAACTTACAGGTCAGATATTCTTGAAACCAACTAGAGCGTTAGAGTTCATCCAATTAGAGTTCGTGATTATGAACACTGGTGCATCTTTCGATAACATCTAATAAAAAATAAACAAAACAAAAAGGCTTCCTTAGTGGGAGCTTTTTTTGTTTTATAAGATATTTATGTTAAACAACTATTATGAAGCTTATAATTACAGAAACACAATACAATAGACTTTTTTTAAACGAAGAAAAAGAAGTATCATTCAATTTTGATAATGACACCATATTGGCGTTCGGAAAATTAATTGGATTACCAATGAAAGGTCAAAACGGTTTTTTAGCTGATAGAGCGTTAGATAACCAAGAAGTATTATCTAAGATTTATTCAATTATGACAAATGTTGATGAGAAGAATAAAATTATCGATGATTTGGGGAATAAAGGTATGGTTGATTCAGATAAAAAACTACATGATAATATTGAATCAATCGTTACAAATTTTAATAAATATTCAAAGGATAAAACATTAAATTTGGATACCGTGTTGAATAAAATACTTAGAAAATAAAATAATTTTTATTTTTTCTTCAATTTTTTTTCTTTCATGATATTTATAATTAAATAATAATTTATTACCAAAAAAAGGTACTAATACATATCTTAAAAAAAACAAAAATTATGGCTGATTTATTAATGAAAATGCCCCTACCATACGAGCCTAAGAAAAAGAATCGTTGGTTAATTACATTTCCAGCTGACTTAGGTATCCAACAATGGTGGTTATCTTCAGCATCTAGACCTTCAATAACACAAAATGAGGTTGAGATACCTTTCCTAAACACATCTACATGGGTTATTGGTAGATTTACTTGGGAAGCAATTGACGTTACATTCCGTGACCCAATTGGTCCTTCTGCTACTCAAGCAATTATGGAATGGGTTCGTCTTCACTCTGAATCAATCACAGGTCGTCAAGGTTACGCTGCTGGTTATAAAAGACCAGTTGAGTTAGAAATGCTTGACCCGACAGGTGTTGTTATCGAGAAATGGTTATTAGATGGAACTATGCTTACAAATGTAGGATTTGGTGACTTATCATTTGAGGATGACGGTATCGCTGAGATTACAGCAACTCTTAGATTTGATAGAGCAATCTTGCTTTTTTGATATTGTATTGATTATCAATTGGTTACAAATTTTATAAAAATAGCTTTATCAAATCATTGACTTATAAAAATTCTTTTAGTATATTTGTGTTATTACAATATATTAAAAGAATTTTTTTATGGTTAAATGTAAAATATGTGAATCTGAATTTAAATCTATAGATTCATTACGTAGACATAATAGTCAAAAACATAATATTAACGCTGAACAAACTTATATTGATTATGTTTTGGGTGGTGTTGAACCTACATGTAAATGTGGTTGTGGTGAAAAACCAAAATATTTAGGAATAGATTCTGGTTACAGAGATTATATTAGAGGTCATGCTGCAAGAATTAATAATAATTGGGGTCATAATCAAAACGCAATTAAAAATTCTCATGATACTCAGAAAAAAATGTATAAATCGGGTGAGCTTACTATATGGAATAAAGGTTTGACTATGGATGATGAGCGTGTTAAGGACAACATAGAAAAGATTATGTCTAACCCTAATAGAGGTAAGAATATTTCTAAAAAATTAAAAGATATCCCAAAATCTAAAGAACATAAAGAAAATATACAAAAAGCTGCTATTTTAAGATGGAGTAACGAAGATGAACGTGAAAAACAATCACATAGATTAATTTCGAATTTGATTAAAAATAATTATAGAAATAAAAAGACTAAATTAGAAATTAAATTTCAATCAATTTTAGAATCTTTAGGGTTTATAGAAAAAATTGATTTTATTTATCAAAAACAAATTAGTTCAGCTATTTTTGATTTTTATTTTGAGGGTAAAAATTTATTAATTGAAGTTGATGGTGATTTTCATCATTGTAACCCAAATTCGATTCATTCAATTCCAAAATATGATATTCAATTAAAAACAATTTCTAATGATATTAGAAAAAACAGAATAGCTGATAATAAAAAAATAAAACTATTAAGATTTTGGGAATTGGATATTAATAATAATTTAGATAGTGTCATTGAAATTTTGAAAAAAGAATTATTCTGATATTTGTTTAGATACGAAAATAAAAACCTCTCTAGTAGAGGTTTTTTATTTACAAAAAAATTGATTTTATTATATTTATTTTTTAGAACAATAATATAATAAAAAAAAAGTTTTTATATGTCAGATATTAAACCAAATGTTTTCCCAAACAATCAACCACAAAAACCTAATTTAACCGAAGCTGAAAAACTTGCAGCGTATGAAGCTGAAAAGATGATGGTTACTAACGAAATTTATTCGTCTCAAATGCAAACAGACACACCTTATGAACATATGAGTGCGATTGAACAAATGAAATATAGAACTGAGGCTCAATTAAAACAAAGACAAGACATTGGTGTTGTTAAAGACCCTTCATTATCAGAAAAAACCAATACTAGAGTATTTCAACAACCAACTAAAGAAGACAACAACGAAGAACAAATTAGACTTAGAGATGAGCAGTTAAAAAAGAATTTACAACAAACTCAGAACTATCAACGTTTATCTCAAGAAGCTATGGATAGAAATAAAGAATATTACGAACAAAAAACAATGGAAAATAAACCAAGTTATCAACCACAACCTAGTAGCCCTGTTATTAAAGATAACACTACTTATACATCACAACAAGCAATAGACCCATACATATTAGAATTGAGTCAACCAAATTATAACGCACCTTTTGATGTTATTCCTTTACCTTCTAAGGGTAAATTATATAGAAATAAAAAACAAAATGTGAGATTAGCTTATATGACAACGGCTGATGAAAATATCCTTACTAGTCCTAATTTATTAAAAAGTGGTGAGTTTTTAGAAATTCTTATAAACAGAAAATTATTAGAACCTGAATTACGTTATAAGGATTTATTACCAGGGGACCGTAACGCAATCATGCTTTGGCTTAGAGCGACAGCTTATGGTGAAATGTATCCAGTTACATTGTATGATGAAAACGATGAAGCGTTTGAAACTGAAATTAATTTAAACGAACTTAAAACAATCGATTTAAACGTTGAACCAGATGAAGATGGTTTATTTAATTTTACAATGCCATTAAGCAAAGCAAACGTTAGATTTAAATTATTAACATGTGGTGATATTGATAATATAGAAAAAATTTTAGAAAAAGAAAAAGAAAATAATATACCAGTTAATAATGGGAATACATATAAATTAGAAAACATGATTGTTGAAGTTAATGGAGAAACCAATAAAACTATGATTAGAGATTTTGTTAATTATATGAGAATACAAGATTCAAAAGAATTCAATAAATTTGTTGATTCTATTGATACAGGTGTTGATTTAAATATTGAGGTTGGGACTCCTGGAGGTGGGTCCATAAAAACCTTTCTTCCCCTTAATCTCGGATTTTTTTGGCCTGACATCAGATTATAAACCAATTGTATTAGATGAAACTTTTATTTGTGTTCAAAACTTAAATATGGGGTATAATGATGTAATGATGATGCCTGTTTATGAAAGAAGGTATTTTATTAATTTACTAGTTAAACAACATCAAAAAAGAGTTGAATATATGGAAGAAAATGAAACTCAAAAAGGTTCAAATGCTAAAGGTACTAGAAAAACTAAAGTATCTGGAGATGCTTTAAAAAATAAAATGAGAAGTGGTGAAATAC